CGGAAGGACGAGCAGGTTATTTCTTTGATTATTGCCAAGATGCTGAAAAATCCCAACTTCAAGGCAAGCTTCTTTCTAATCTCGACTGGAAATTCTTTTTCTTCTCTTGGTGGAAGAATCCGCAGTACGCAATTGATCCGGTCGAGGCTTTACCGCAGCGCCTGGTCGATTACTTTTCTGAGATGGAAGCCAAGCACGGCGTTCAACTGAACGAGCGCCAGAAAGCCTGGTACTACGCCAAAGAGAAAACGCTCGGCGACGACATGAAGCGGGAATATCCAACTATTCCGGCCGAAGCATTCCAACAGTCAGTCGAAGGTGCTTACTACGCCAAACAATTCCGCTGGCTCTATACCAATAAGCGGATCTGCAAGTTACCTGATAACTCACACCTGCCGGTTCATACGTTCTGGGATATCGGCGTGGGTGACTCAACGGCCATCTGGTTCGTGCGTGAGGTCGGCGAGGAATTCCACATCATCGACTACTACGAAAACTCCGGTGAAGGTCTACGGCACTATATGAAGGTGCTGAAAGACCGCGGCTATACGTATGGCGACCATTGGGGGCCGCACGACATAGAAAACCGTGAATTCGGCTCTGATGCTAAGTCTCGTAAAGAACTGGCGCGGGAAGGTTACGAAATCGACGGGCAAGTTTACTCCATGACATTCAAAGTGGTGCCGAAAACTGGCGTTGATACCGGCATCGAGTCAGTGCGTGAAATTCTGTCTAAGTGTGTCTTTGATGAAGAGAAATGCGCTGAAGGCATTACTCATCTGGAAGGCTACCGAAAAGAGTGGGATGACAAGCGCGGCTGCTGGAAAGATAAACCACTTCACGATCACACATCTCACGGCTCTGATGGGTTCCGCTACTTTGCTGTAGCGAAGAACAATAAGCGCCAAGAAGCATTCAGTATCAACATGAGAACTGCATATTAATGGCTAATAACGACATTACATTTATCCGGCCTGAACATGGGGCCGCAAGCCCGTTATGGGAAACGGTTCGCGATGTTTGTCGTGGGCCAGATGTGGTTAAACGTAGACGACATAAATATCTGCCAAAGCTTGATCCGACAAACAATAGTGAAGAGAACAACCGGCGTAATGATGATTATCTTCGCCGCGCTGTCTTTTATGCGATTACCGGTCATACCAAAAATGGGTTGATTGGGATGGCATTTCGTCGTGACCCCACGGTGACTATCGTCGATAAAATGGAATACCTGAAAACCAACGCCAATGGCGCAGGTATCAGCATTTATCAGCAGGCGCAGTCAGTTCTTGAATCCGTATTAGAAGTTGCCAGAGAGGGGTTATACGTCGATTACAGCGCTGATATGAAAGGGGCCATCATTCTTAATTATCGCGCTGAGGACATTATCAACTGGCGAACTGAGCGGATAAATGGGCGCGATAAACTGGTTTTGGTCGTGCTCCGTGAGTGTGTTGAAGAACCGGATGGATACGGCTTCAAAGACCGCATCCAATACCGTGAACTGGCTATGGATGGCGGTAGGTTCGTATGTCGCGTCTGGCGTAATGTCGGGCCGAAAAAGAGCGGCGTATATGTCGTTGATAGCGAATATTACCCAGTGATTCAGTTTGGCGGTGCGTGGGATGAAATACCCTTTACCTTTGTTGGCGCGCAAAACAATGACCCGTAAATTGATGAATCACCTTTATTGGCACTGACTGAAATCAATCTCGGGCATTACCGAAACTCGGCCGACTATGAAGACAGCCTGTTCTTTTGTGGACAGGTGCAGCCGTGGATCAGTGGATTAACCGAAGAGTGGCGCGACTGGCTGCAAAAGGCAGGGGTTGCTCTTGGTTCACGTTCGCCAATATTGTTGCCAAAGGACGGGGCTTCTGGGTTTAACCAAGCGCAGCCAAACATGATTGCCAAGGAGGGGATGGATTCAAAGCGCGACTACATGATCTCTCTTGGCGCTCGATTGGTTGAGCAAAATAGCGCGGTAAAAACAGCAACGCAGGCAACTGGCGATCAGGCTGCATCTACCTCTGTTCTTGGCATCTGTTGTGCCAACGTTTCAGAGGCCTATACGCAAGCGCTGCTTTGGTGTGCGAAATACATGGGGGATAAGGACGCAGAGGTCGCGTATTCCATTAGTCAGGAATTTATTCAACGTGTTGCAGACTCAGGAATGTTGGCCGCGATTGTTGCAGCTTGGCAGAGCGGTGCAATTCGTGACGCGGATATGATCCGGGCAATGCAAAAGCTGGATATTATCGACCCAGAATCTAACCCCAATGATGTTCTGGACGAATTGAAAAATCAGAGTCCCAGCCTGACAGGTGGCTAAATGGCAACGATTAACGAAAGGCTGCGTGATGAAGTAATAGCACATAGCCTGTTTCAGTCCCGTTATGGTGCTGGTGTTGCCCGTAAAATGGTTAAAGTGCTCAATGAGAGTGACGCAGAGCTATCGGCTCGTCTCATTGTGGCACTTGATGAGTTAAATCCAAACAGTGTCACAGTGAAGCGCTTAGAGAGCTTGCTAGCGAGTGTTCGCCAAGTGAACAAGCAAGCTGTTGATGCGATGTACACCTCTTTGTCTGATGAACTGTTGGACTTCGCAAAGCATGAGGTAAGTTATCAGCTTAGTTTGTTTGATTCTTTATTGCCGGGGCCAGTTTTAAATCACTTCCCATTAGCATCAATCACCAAAGAGCAGGTTTACGCCGCTGCAATGGCTCAACCGTTCCAAGGGCGATTGCTGCGAGACTGGGCTGAGAATATCGAAGCCGATCGGATGACGCGCATTATCAATACTGTGAAAAACGGCTATCTGGCTGGCGATACAGTTGAACAGATGGCGCGGAAAGTACGCGGCACCAGAGCAAGAAACTATCAAGATGGCGCAATCGAGGCGGGCCGGAAGAATGTCACGGCGGTGGTGAAAACGGCTGTCACTCATATGGCTGCCGTAGCGCGGGATAAGTTTGCTGATAACAACAGTAACATTATCGACGCCAAGCAATGGCTCAGTACATTGGACAATAAAACCTCTCACGATTGCATTATCCGTGACCGACTCAAATACACGCTGGAAGGTAAACCCATTGGTCACAAGATTCCATACCTTCAGGGGCCGGGGCGCATTCATTTCTGTTGTCGCTCAATGGAAACATTAATCACTAAGTCATGGCGTGAGTTGGGGATTGATATTGATGAAATGGACGAAGGTACTCGCGCCAGTATGGATGGACAAGTTCCAGCGGGAACTACATATAGCGAATGGTTGCAACGGCAATCTTACCGCCGTCAGGTTCAGGTGTTGGGCGAGACCCGCGCAAGACTGATGCAAGATGGCGGTATGCGTACAGATGAATTCTTCACTGATAAAGGGGAGTGGATAACGTTGCAGCAGCTTCGCGATATTGACGGCCGGGCATTCTCTGATGCAGGCCTGTAGAAAATTACGCTTTAACAATTACCGCCAACGGTAACAAACTGAGTTATCCAAAATCTGAGCCTCGCCATCGTGCGGGGTTTTTTAATGGGCCAGGCCCAGCAATAAATCCCAAGGGGACAGCATGCTATTCCGAAATATCGCACGTAAATATTATGCCGAGGCAGGTGAAGGTGGCGAAGGTGGAGGCGGGGCAGCCGCAGCTATCACGCCAGAGATTCAGGCATTGATTGATGCAAGAGTTAATGAATCTGTTACCGGCCTTAAAACCAAAAATAGCGAATTACTCGGCAAGCTCAAAGAGCAAGGCGAGAACCTGAAACGCTATGACGGCATCGACCCGGACGCGGTGAAAACTATCCTGCAACGATTCTCTGACGACGAAGAAGCCAAGCTGATCGCCGCTGGAAAGATTGATGAGGTACTGGATAAACGCACTGAGCGATTACGGGCTGATGTCGATAAAAAACTCAAAGTTGCCAATGAACGCGCTGAGAAAGCCGAAAATTTCAGCAAAAAATTCAGTGATCGGGTGCTTGGTGATGCAATTCGCTCCGCCGCATTGAAAACCGGCGCATTGCCGGGCGCTGCTGACGACATCATTCTGCGCGCAAAAGGCGTATTTACTCTCAACGATGAAGGTGAGGCCGTCGCCGTTGATAAAGATGGTTCAGCTCTACTGGGAAAGGATGGAAAAACACCACTTACCCCGCACGAATGGGCCGAATCACTGAAGGATGTTGCACCGCATCTCTGGCCGCAGGCTGAAGGCACTAACGCTGGCGGCCATAAGCCGAATAGCGGCGCACTCAAGCGATCAACGATGACCTCAGCCCAAAAGGCGGATTTTATTCGCGCAAACGGGTCGCAGGCATTTTTAAAACTTCCGAAAGAATAAGGATTTATAATTTATGACCACAACCGTTAACTCTGACCTGATCATCTATAACGATCTGGCTCAGACATCATATCTTGAGCGCCGACAGGACAACCTCGATGTGTTCAACGCCTCATCTAATGGCGCTATTGTGCTGGATAATGCCTTGATTGAAGGAGATTTCCGTAAACGTGCTTTCTATCAGCTCGGCGGCAGTATCGAACACCGTGATGTTGATTCTACCGGGAAAGTTACCGGCAAGAAAATTGGTGCTGGTGAATCAGTGGGTGTGAAGGCTCCGTGGAAATACGGCCCTTACCAGACGACTGAAGAAGCGTTTAAGCGTCGTGGCCGTGATGTGTCTGAATTCTCCGAAATTGTGGGTGTAGATGTTGCAGACGCCTCACTGGAGGGATTCATCAAGTACGGTATTCAGGCGTTGAGTGCTTCCATCGGTGCCAACCCTGATATGGTTGTAACTGCCAATATTGAAGTTGATGGCAAGAAAACCCTGACCAAAGGTATGCGCAAGTACGGTGATCGCTTTGGCCGTATTGCGCTGTTTGTTATGCACTCGTCTACCTATTTTGACATCATTGATCAGGCGATTGCAGCCAAGATTTATGAAGAGGCAGGTGTTGTAGTGTATGGCGGTCAGCCTGGTACGCTGGGTAAACCGGTTCTGGTTACTGATACTGCGCCAATCGACGCCATCTTTGGTTTACTGCCCAACGCAGTCGTGATTACAGAGTCACAGGCCCCCGGCTTCCGCTCATATCCAATCAATGATGAGGAAAACCTCGGCGTTGGCTACCGCGCAGAGGGGACTATCAACATCGACTTGCTTGGTTATAGCTGGGACGAAACCAACGGCGGCAAGAATCCAAGCCTGACAGAAATTGGCGCGACCAATAGCTGGAAAAAACATGCAACTAGCAACAAAGTTACTGCCGGTGTGATGATTAAATTGGTTGCTGAAGATGTAGTGGCGGCCGGTGTCATTCTGAACAAATCGACGACTTCATTGGTTGTTGGTGCAGAGGAAACGCTTGTTGCTACCGTGGCACCATCTGATGCCGCTAATAAAGCCGTTACCTGGGCTTCATCTGCTGCGGCAAAAGCAACAGTTGATGCCAATGGTAAGGTGACTGCTGTCGCAGCCGGAAGTGCAACTATTACTGCCAAGTGCGTGGATGGTAACTTTACAGCAACTTGTGTAGTGACTGTCACTGCTGCGTAATGGTGATGACTATGGGGGCTGTGGCCCCTTTTCTATTGGAGGAAAGGATGTTAGTAACCGATCCAACCTCACCAGATTTTAACAGCTATGCGTCAGCTGAAAATTTAACGGCGTTTGCTTTAGCGCGCGCAATGCATTTACCCACTGAAACAGAGCCGTTACTGATTAAGGCAATGGACTACCTGAATGGACTTAATTGGTATGGAAGCCGAGCAAAACTAACTCAGCCATTACCCTGGCCGAGATCAGATATCATTTTCGATGGGTTTAGTTACCCATCTACCAATATCCCTCCTCAATTGATTACGGCACAGTGCATGCTGGCCGTGGAAGCTATTGATGGTGAGTTGCTTGGTTCAAATAGAGAAGCAGCAATAAAGTCTGAGGCTGTATCAGGGGCTGTGTCTATCACTTACGCTGTATCTGATACCGAGTCATTCACTCCAAATTATCCGGCGGTGATGGCAATTCTACGTGGGTTCGTTGCGGGTAGCGGTTTTGCTATTAACGCAATAGCGAGGCGTGAATGACTGCAAAACTTAATATTATTCAGTTTGCCGGATACGACAAAGCTGACCACAATAAAGCCAATGTGATCCGGTTACTAAAAGAAGCGCTAGAGTTTGCTGAAAATGGTAATCCTCAGAGCATAGCGATAATCATGATCAGCAATGGCGATGTAATGGATTGTTATCACCATGGTGGCGCTCCATACGTAATGGTTGGCGCGATTGAGTCACTTAAAACTGACTATATTCACTCTCAGATAGAAAGGCGGTGATATGGCCATCAATTATCCACGAATGCGAGCGACAGCAACACGATTGTTTACCGAAAATGGAGCGACCTACCAGCTCACTCGAGGCGGTGGTGTCGAGTTCGTCGGCGGTGTTGAAGTTGATATCCCGCTTGAGTCATTCCCGGTTATTGGTGTTATTTCCAGCTATTCCCCTGGTGAGATTGACGGTACCTTAATCCAGAACGGTGATGTGAAAATGTCGGCAACCGCCGATGTGGAAATTCGCATTGGTGATCTAATTATGGTTGATGGCAAAAAACACCGAGTCATTAAACCTAATCCCGTTAAGCCAGCGGCATTACTGATTTGCTACAAACCACAACTGAGGGCGTGATATGGCTGACAATTCCAGTTTCATGGCTTCAATTAATGCGTTTATTGAAAAGGGTAAGCGTAATCAGGAATTAGTAGTTCAAAAAGGGGCTATCAAAATTCTTAATCGGTTAGTTACGATGTCGCCGGTTGGTAACCCTGACTTATGGGCAATCAACAATACAGCCGTTTCATATAACGATGCTGTTTTCGAGCATAACGAAGAACTGAAGAAAGACTCGGCCAACCTAACCAAAACGGGACGACTGAAAAAACGAGCCAGGGTAACCGATAGCATGGACGTCAAGGCACCTGCTGGCTATACCGGTGGGCGCTTTCGTGGCAACTGGCAGGTTAGCTTGGATGTTCAGCAAGAGGGTGAAACCGGCAGGAAAGACCCGAACGGCAATATAACAATAGCCGTCGGTAACTACATGATTGAGCAGTTCAAGGTTGGCACCAAGGCCATCTACTTCACCAATAACGTCCCATACGCGTATCCACTTGAATTTGGTCATTCATCACAAGCCCCAAGCGGGATGATCCGCATAACCGCCGAGGACGCTGTTAAATACTTTACTGAAGCAGCTAATGAGGTGAATAAGTGAGTACTCAGCGAATCACTGCATTGTTGGAAAAACGGCTGGGAGAATGGGCTGCAATTAAAGGTATTCCGTTGGCTGCTGAGAACGTTAGCTTTGATGATACTGGTACTATGTATCTGCAATCACACGTAATGCCAGCCACAACAGACGCTATTGATTTAGCGCAAGTTTCCCGCGTATTCAGAGGCGTGTATCAGATTAATATCAACGTTAAGGCAGGGGGTGGAAAGTCGAAATCTCATATTATTGCTGCTGAATTGATAGAGTTGTTCAACCTCAATACTGAGCTTACAGACGGAGTGGTAACCTGCTACATAAACAGCGTACCTAGCCAGTTCCCAAGCATAACCAACGGCATTTCATACACAACACCGATCAGTATGAGTTATCGCGCTGACGTTATCTAAACATCAATCAATCCAACACCACGGCCTATGCCGGTTTTTTTATATCCAAAATCGGAGAATTACTATGGGCTTTGCACTTCCAAACGGGGCAGGTATTTACCTGGCTAAAACATATGAAACAGAAGTGGCGGTAACGGCAGTTTCCAATGCTGTTGACGCAGTTCTGACTGTAGCTACAGGGCATGACATCGCAGAAGGCGATATTGTGCAACTTACGTCCAGTTGGGGCGCTCTGAATGATCTGGCTGCCAAAGTGACGGCATCAACAACGACTTCGCTAACCCTCGGTTCAATTGATACATCCAATACTGACCGTTTTGCTGTAGGTGGCGGTGTAGGGACGGTTAAGAAGATCGCAAGTTGGATTGAAATCCCGCAAATCACCGAAGTGGCTAACAGCGGCGGCGATCAACAGATGATTCAGATTCAATTTCTGAGCGATACCCGTCAGCGCAACCTCAACACGTTTAAAGCTGCACAGTCTCAAACCCTGACGCTGGCGCATGATTACAGTCAGCCGGTTTATCCGGTATTGCGTGCGGCTGATGAGTCAGAGCAAACACTGGCAACCTACATGTATGTGCCTAAAGCCAAAGAAAATCGCTACTCAACGGTTAAAGTGTCATTTAACGATATCCCGACCACGGCAATCAATGCCATCGAAACAGTGGCGGTGGTATTCAACCTGCAATCTCAAGCCATGACCTTCTATAAGGCTGGGATAGCAGTGCCTGTTACTGGTGTCACGTTGAATAAAACTACGACTATTCTTGCCGTGGCTGCCACTGAAACCTTGACGGCAACCGTAGCGCCAGCTAATGCGACTAACAAATCAGGTGCCTGGTCATCCTCCGCACCAACCAAAGCTACTGTTGACCCAGTAACTGGCGTTGTAACCGGCGTTGCCGCAGGCAGTGTCAATATCATTTACACCACGGCAGATGGCGCGAAAACCGCTACTTGCGCCGTCACAGTAACCGCATAAGGAACATGACTCATGGCAGTAAAATTTACGCTGGTACCGTCGCCAACATTTAAAGTTGACGTCACTATCCCTCGCGCTGGTCTGGATGACGGTATTTTAACATTCACGTTTCGACACATGCCGGTGAATGAAGTCATCAATATGGAGAAAGTGGAGGGGCAGTCCGGGCTGGATTTTGCAGAAAAATTCATTGAGGGATGGGCGCTCCCTGAGGTGTTTAGCAGGGAAAATCTGGAGGTGCTTGCGAATAACTACCCGAAAGCTATCGAAGCAATTGTCGGTGCTTTCTACCGTGAATTACTCGGTAATCGCGAAAAAAACTAACCTCGGTTGCCACAGCCCTCTACACCCCTGAACCCACCCGCGAAGAACTGGCAGGCAATGGCCTGACGCCTGATGATTTCGATGATGTGATTATCGAGATATGGCCGGATGTCTGGCCTGCTTTCAGAGTGATTAGAGCGATGTCCACCCAGTGGTGTACCGGCATGTCTGGGCCTACTGGGTTGGACTACGGCTGCTTGTCACAAGTTATGGACTGGTCTGGAGTCGAGAGTAAAGCAACCGTGTTTGAAGATGTCCGACACATGGAGAGCGTTGCGCTGTCCGTTATTCACAAGCGGAGCAAGTAAATGGCAGATATCGCAACAATCTCGTTAAAAGTGAATACTTCTGAAGTTGAGCGAGGAAGTAATGAGTTAGATAAATTTCAGGTTGCTGCTGCTGGTGCAGCTAAAAGTGCTGATGGTTTTGGTGATAGCGGCAAGGATGTATCAAAGATAACAGCCGAAGTTGCGAAAGAAGTCGAAGAGACTCATCGGCGAGTTGCAGAATACACTGAAGCGCTTAACAAAAACCAAGTTAATACGAGAGCGGCAACACAGGCAACGTCAGAGCAACAGCAACAGTTGCGCACTTTACTGACTCAAATCAATCCAGTCACTGCCGCATTTGAAAAGCTTGATGACATGGAACAGCGGCTTCGTGACTTTAACGCTAAGGGCATGATTGACCCTGAATCATTTCATGCTGCTGCTGATGCAATCCAAAGAACTCGTGATGAACTGGGGAGGGTTGCGGAAGCCAGAACTGAGGAAGGGGCCGCTGCTGCTTCTGCTGCTGCCGCAGATAAAAAAGCAACAGATGCAAAAGAGGCTTTTTTAACAAAACTTCGTGATCAAAGTGCGCTTTATAAGGCTTCAGCATCAGATTCAGCGGCTTACAGAGCGGCGCAACTTGGTATTACAACTGAAGCCGCTCCATTGATTGCTGCAATTAAGCAGCAGGAGGAGGCAACACGGCGCGATGCAGAACAGAAGCGGTTAGCAGCAATTTCCGCTCGCGGTTTGAAAGATGCTATCAAGCAACTTGGGGCTGAAGAACGCGCAGCGGCGCAGGCAACTAAAGCGCAGGAAAACGCTGACTTATCTGCGGCTACAGCAAAAGAAAATTTCATTCAACGCTTAAAGGCTCAAGCGGATCTGCAGGGGAAAACTGCTTCAGAGATCCAGGCGTATAAAGCGGCGCAGTTGGGTGTGACGGAGCAAGCAGCGCCGTTTATTGCAAAACTGAAAGAACAAGAAAGCGCATGGCAGAATGGCGCTCTTTCTGCAAAACAATACAGACTAGCACTTCGACAACTCCCCTCTCAATTTACTAATATCGCTACGTCTATAGCAGGTGGCATGCCGCTATGGATGGTTGTTACACAGCAGGGTGGGCGGATAACCGATTCGTTCGGTGGGCTACCTGGGATCTTTGCGGCGATAAAAAAAGAACTATTTGGAGTTAGTGAGTCAGCTGATGAATCAAGCGACTCACTTTCAGAAAATGCCAACAATTTGGCAGAGAATGCAGATAATGCAAAGAAACTTATTGGCCCCTTGGGATTCGTTAAGTTTGGCATTATTGGGGTTGTCGCGGCACTTGGCGCATCTTCAATTGCGTACTACAAGGCATATCAAGAACAGGAGAAACTCAATAAATCAGTCATCATGACGGGTGAGTACTCCGGACTTACTGCTCGCCAGTTGTCAGGCATGGCTTATGAAGTATCAAAAAGCTCAGGGACAATAAGTCAGGCTTCTGCTGTATTGAGCCAACTGGCTGGGGCGGGGTTAAGTTCTGCTGTTGATTTTAAAAGTGCAACTCAAGCCATTGTTGATTTTAGTGATGCATCCGGAGAGTCGATTGACAATCTTGTTAAGCAATTCAGTCAACTATCTGATGACCCGGCTGGCGGTTCACTTGCATTGACGAAAAACATGCATTATCTGACTGCGGCTCAGTATGAAAATATTGCCGCTTTGCAGGCGCAAGGCGATAAAGCTGGGGCTATTACTGCAGCTACGGACGCATTGAGCGGAGCCATGACTCGCCGCAGCCAAGAGATTAAAGAATCAATGGGCACGCTTCCAAAGTTCTTTGATGATGTTGCTGATTCCGCGAAAAAAATGTGGGATGGCATTATGGGGCTTGGCCGTGAAACATCGGACGCTGAAACTAGAGCAAAACTAGTCACGCAGATTAAATCAGCTGAAGAATATCAAAGGCGTTTGGCATTGCAGGGGAAAGTCGCTGTAATGCCAAAAAATTATGATGAATGGAAAAAACAAATTGCGGCGATTGACTCGGAAAATATAAAGAAAGTTAATGGGGCAAAGCTAGATCAGGATGCGATTGATGCTCAAGTTGGAATTAATAACTTGGCTCAGAAAGGACTAACTCAAGCAGAAAAAAGAGTTAAGGCAGAGCAGGAGCTAAATCGTTGGATAGAGTCTAACAAAAAAGCGGCAGCAGCAGGGAAAGCTACATTATTCACAGCTCAAGACATTGAAAACGCACGATCTGGTATTGACAATGAATACAAAGATCGTTCAACGCCAAAAATAAAAGCTTATCAAGACGATATAGCAACAAGGGAGTTACTCGATAGCCAGGCTCGTGTCGCTGCGCTAAAAGAACAATCAAATTTAATAGACACAATGACTGATCAGGAAAATCGACTTTTAAAGTTCACGCAAAAGATTGCAGACTTGAAAAGTAAAACAATCCTCACCGCTGATCAGAAATCACTACTGTCCCGTTCTAGTGAAATTATCGCAAGTATTAAGCTTGAGGCCCAACTATCGCGTGAAAACGTTGAAAGAAAGAAAGCCACTGAAGCCCTGAAAAAGATGGAGGAGTACACGGCCTCAATCGTTGCTAAGAACAAGCAGAATCAAGATCGCTTCGGACTGACTTCTAAGCAAGCAGGAAGGGTAGATCAGGAGACCCAGCTTGATAACACTTTCCGCAAGGATACAAAGGGCATCAACGACGCTGAGCAACTGGCGAAAATCACAGCAGAATACAACAAGGCAAAAGCTGAGTTACATGCTGGATTTGAGCAAGAAGATTTAAACGAGGGGAACTGGCTGGCAGGCATGACTCAGGGACTAGAGCAGTACGGAGAAACAGCTAACAACGTTTTCTCCGCTACAGCTCAACTAGCTCAAACCACCATGGGCAGCATGACATCTATGGCTAATCAGATGATGACAACCGGATCAGCTAATGTGAAGCAATTCGCTACTAACTTCATGTCCAGCATTGTCGATATCATCAACAAGCTGTTATTGGCTCAGATGATACAGACTGCGATGGGGTGGATTGGTGGGGCGGTGAGTGGAGGAAATGACCCGGGCGCTGTACCAATGGGGCTTTACAATGGGGGTTATGTTCCTGAGTTTGCAGGCGGCGGCTACACGGGTGAAGGTGGAAAGTTCGAACCGAAAGGCGTGGTGCATGGCGGGGAGTTTGTCTTTACCAAAGAGGCCACAAATCGAATTGGTATTGATAATCTCTACAAGATGATGCGGGGTTATGCCGACGGAGGGGTGGTTAGTAATGCGGTAACTGCCACAGCGCCAATGCTCGGCATGCAGGGCGGAGAGACGGCCATATCAGTCGATTTGAGTGGCATGACAATAACCACCCAGGGGAACCAACAACAGGATACTGGTGCAAATAACGGAGAGTTGGTTAGCAAGGCGGCGAGAAATGAAGTCATAGCTATTGTTACCCAACAACTCGATCGCGCTATGGGGCAAAGTGGGCGCATCACCAATTTTGTCACTAACAGAGCGGGGCGTTAAGAATGGCAATTGAAACATTTCTTTGGCGAACTCAGGGCGTTCCTGAGGGGAGCTTTAACCAGCGGGTCAGGACTGCTCAGTTCGGCGATGGCTACAAGCAGGTCACTGGTGACGGCATCAACCCTGAAACGCAGTCTTGGCCGCTGACATTCCAGGGCTTAGAAAAAGAGATGATGCCCATTCTGGCATTTGTTCGCAGACATACCACCAAGTCCTGCCAATGGACGGCCCCTTATGGTGTTGTGGGCCTGTGGCGTGTATCCGTTGACTCCATCAAGGCCGTACCCGTTGGTGGTAACGTTATGTCCGTCTCATTTACTTTCGAGCAGGCTTTTGCTCCGTAATTGAAGTAATGATGCTACAATAAATGCGTGGGATTCTGGAGAGATACTGGTGCCACTCTTTAGCGAGAGTGTGAAAGAAAGCGGAGGATAGCGACCTTCCCGGCTTCGAAATCACCAGGAACCACGCCCTTTCTAAAGGCTGCCTTATGGCGGCCTTTTTTTATGGGTGAAATATGACAATTAATACTGACTTGCAACGACTGGAGCCGGGTAACCGCGTTCGCCTGTATGAAGTGGACGGCTCTAAATTTGATGGCCCGTTATTGCGATTTCACGCTGACACATTACCCCATACCCCAGAAGAAATTGCAGCCGCCAATGGTGATGAATCCAAACTACCAGCCAAGTCTATCTGGTGGCAGGGGGAAGAGTATTCGGCGTGGCCGGTACAGGTTGAAGGTATTGAGATGTCCAGCGATGGACAAAGTGCGCAGCCAAAGTTATCGGTCGCAAACCTTGATGGAACTATCACCGCGCTGTGTCTGGCCTTTGACGATATGGTGCAGGCTAAAGTTATTGTTCACGACACGTTCAAACATTACCTGGATGCCGTGAACTTCCCCGAAGGCAATTCGGATGCAGACCCAGAACAAGAGAAAGTGCAGGTTTACTATATCGACAGTAAATCGACAGAAACCAATGAGATTGTTGAATTCACACTTTCCAGCCCAGCAGATTTGCAGGGGCTGCTTATTCCTACCCGGCAAATTCACTCCCTCTGCACCTGGTGCATGCGCGGAGACTACCGTTCAGGTAATGGCTGCGATTATGCCGGTACGCTGTACTTCGACGAGAAAGGCAATCCGACAGATGACCCAAGCAAGGATAAATGCTCTGGGCTGTTGGTCGATTGCAAAAAACGATTTGGAGCCGATAACCCATTGCCGTTTGGTGGGTTCCCCGGCGCGGCCCTGATCAAGAGGTAGAGATGAGAGATAAAACGCTTAAAGCGATATTGGCCCATGCCGAGGCTGAACACCCCAAAGAGTGCTGTGGGGTTGTTGCTCAGAAGTCGCGAGTAGAGAAATACTTTCCGTGCGAGAACCTGGCGACAAACCCGACTGAACAGTTTCACCTTGACCCCACAGGCTATGTAGAGGCAGAAGATTGGGGAACCATCACGGCGATTGTTCACAGCCACCCCGACGCTACCACTCAGCCGTCCGAATTGGACATGGCCCAATGCGATAATAACGAACTACCCTGGCACATTGTTAGCTGGCCAGAAGGGGATTTACGGACTATCCAGCCGCGCGGCGACCTCCCGCTAGTCGGCCGGGAGTTCGTATTAGGTCATACCGATTGCTGGGGCTTGATAATGTCCTACTTCAGGCAAACACATGACATTGAGTTGAAAGACTATCGCGTTGACCGGCATTGGTGGGAGTCCGGCACGGAAAACTTCTATATGGATAACTGGTATGAATGCGGTTTCCGTGAGTTCAGTGGCCCAGCGCAGCCGGGCGACCTGATCATCATGCAAGTATCCGCGCCAGTGGCTAACCATGGGGGGATTCTGCTGGAAGATGGCATGCTGCTTCACCACCCATATGGGCAACTTAGCCAGCGAGTGCCTTACGGTGGTTATTGGCAGGAAAGGACTATGAAGGTGGTGAGGTATGAAATTTCACAATTATAAATAGCTGAGCGAATAAATGGCTAAATGCGCAATTCTTGCATATTATTTATTTTATCGGGTTTATAGTTACCCACAAGGGAACCCACAGCAGATAAGGGCTACATAGGGGTGTGGACGCTTTTGTGGATAAGTCTTGAAAGCGCAACCTTTGTCAAGTAGACTTCTTTTTAGATCATAACTGCGATAACGGTTATGCCGTTACACCGAAGACGAAATTTCGGTTTTTGTCATAAGTACTCCGGTAGTATCGGGAGGAAATAATGAACAAATATATAGCGAACGAGAAAATGCCATTACTTATCCCCGCGGCTGGCTTTGATGCCAAACTAAGCATGACAGAGAAAAACATAGAGCATACTGAAGCCTTTATGGCATCAGGCGTGAAAGAATTCTCTTTGCCTGGATTTGTAACTCCTCACGGGTATCGTCTACTTGTTTCTGTAAACGGGGAGCATTACCGCCTTGTTACAGACGCAGCTATACCGGAAACAGTATATGCGGTGAAACTGGCTTTCCTTGAGCATATCGTTCCTACACGTAAAACATGTACTCAGATTTTAGTCTGGCGTACTGTTCAACCACAGCATGATAGTGCAGTCCATGGTTTGCCTCAGGAGTTTTTTCGCCACTTCCTGACTCAGTACTCAATCGTTGTTTCTGATAGCGAACAGACTAATGAAGGTCGTCGTTTCTGGGAGCGAATGATTGCATGGGCTATTCAGGCTGAAGGGCATTATGTATATGTGTCGAATGGCTCAGAGGAAGATCGCCCACTGACTTTTATGACTAACTGGGATGATTTTTATGGGACATGGGCTGATTTTTGTTGGGGTGATGACAGAGATTGCCATTGCCATAGACTATTCGTGATCAGTACAGAACAATTGCACTAAGTTGCTCCGAATAAAAACTAAACCCGCTCCGGCGGGTTTTTGCATTCTAGCCCACTCTGGTGGGTTTTTTATTGGCATCTACTCAGGGATCTCAATCATGAACCCGCCACTATCTAATGATTTCTCGGAGAGAATATAGCCAAGTTCGGTCAATCGTGAAAAAGTTCGTTTAAGAACGTAGTTGAAATCATCATCGCTAAGAACCTCAAGTTCTAAGTCATCAAGATCAATGCAAAAACTTTTGTGTCCTATCCTTACTTTCTTGCTAATTTCGGCAAACGTTCTCGTGAATATGAGGTTGGATAGGCTTTCTTTGGCATTATTTGCGATCTGAAGTGCGTCTTTAGCCGAAAGAACGCCATCTTCTGGAAATTCACTAAGATAGCTCGCGTCTAATCTCTGAACTATTTCGGCATTCATAGAGCGATTATTTTCTTTTGCCGACCCTTCTATTTTTTCTTTTAATTCAACAGGAAGCCGGATTCGTAATTGCGGGTCTTCTCTACTCATGGCGATTCCAATTTTGATGATAGTAATGACACTTGAAATTATGCCCCACCGTGGGGTTGACTTCAATGACGCACGGTGTGACAATAAATTTACCTCACCGTGAGGCATTCAAGGAGAATCCAAATGCAAAAAGCAAAAGACATGTATCAGCGCAAAATCCGTTTCCCTGAGGAAATCTGTCTGGCAATACAAAACAATGGTGAAAATCAGAGTCGGCAATTTAATACTGAGGTGATTTATCAGTTGAGAAAAGTGTATGGATTGATAGAGAAGAGAAATGATGAAGCCTAATAATGGCGAAGCCCCGAAGTGCGCGAACACGAACGAGGCTTCTAGTTTGTCAGTATCTACCAAGGAACTAACAATGAATAGTTTAGCAAAGTCAAATGCAAATAACACGCAAACTTCCGCAATATCACAGTTCCATTTTGATACTCATGCTGTTCGGGTGTTAAGTATCCATAATGAGCCATGGTTCGTTGCTGCTGATTTATGCCGTGTGCTCGAACTATCGAACCCAACCAAGTCCATCATGAATTTAGATGATGATGAGAAAGCCCTAACTTCAATTCAGGGCTTAAGTCGTGGTAATGAAGAGGCCAATATCGTAAGCGAGTCAGGAATGTATACACTGATACTCCGCTGCCGTGATGCTGTAAAGCCGGGAACCATACCTCACCGAGTGCGCAAGTGGGTTACTGCCGAAGTTCTTCCCGCAATTCGTAAAACAGGAAGCTATGACAGTCCACGCAAAGCCACCAAGAAAGCATTGCCCGGTAAAATCACCATCGAGCAACAGGAAGCGGTCAAACAGTTAGTAATGAATCGCGGCAAGGCTCTACCAAAAGAGAACCAAGCCAAGGCCATGATCACTATGTGGTCAGCACTAAAGACTCACTTTGGTTGCAGCTACAAAGAAATCAGCGAAGACCAGTTCACGGAGGCGTTATCGTTGGCGGCGCGGGTGACTATAGAGGGTGAGTTCCTCGGCAAGCAGGAAGCGTTACCAGTGCCGAAGTTGGAAGTTAGTCTACCTATCCAGTGGTGGTTCGATAACAACCCAGCGGTTAAATACGGTAACCGAGAGAACATCACCAAAATGAAACAGAACCATTTTTGTTTCACCCCATCCCTCAACGTGACTATTGATATGTTGTGCGGTGATAGCGATACATCTGCTGCGATACAGCTTATTAATATCATGGAGATGGCTGGTTATGATGTTTCAGCACCTAAGGCTGAGATTGTTGCGATGCGCAAACATATCGCAAATGTTGAATATGGGATGAAAGCAATATCCGACGCCTGTATTCGGGCCAAAAATAAAAAGGTTATTTTCCGTGGTAAAAAAGCTGATATAACCATTAACTAACAATTAATTCAGCATCACACAAAACCCAACCCACTTAACTGTGGGTTTTTGCGTTATTTTGCAGCGATCCCCTGCTATGATGTAACGAACTGTTACTCATGGAGGGTGAACGATTGGAAATTATCATAGCGGCGATTTTTCTTGGGTTAATACCAGCTATTATAGCAAATAGTAAGGGGCGATCATTTGGCCTATGGTGGCTATACGGGGCTTTGCTGTTTATTGTGGCACTGGTTCACTCAATAGTTATGAGTTCAGACAATAAGACAATAGAACAGAAACAAATAGACAACGGAATGAGGAAGTGTCCTTTTTGCGCTGAACTAATCAAACCTGAAGCCATTAAATGCAAACACTGCGGGAGTGATGTTAAGCCAGCAGATGAAGTTATTTCTTCAAATTTAGAATACGGATTTAACCCCTCTGATTTACCTTTTGATTCCTTCTTCATACGCAGGAAAGTTGGGTTTGATATTAATGATCATGCAGTTATGGAAATGGTTAATAAACTAAAAAGAATAAATCCCGGTATGCACCCTATGAATATTCAAACTCGCTATGCTAATGATTTTGATAAATTAAAAAACAAATTACCGAGCAGCATCAGAGATGAGTTTGACGCTAGATACAAATACTGGATGGATAAGTGAGCAATAAATGAAACAGATAATCATAAGTTTGGTAGTTTTGGTGCTGGCTGGATGCTCCAGCATAAGTGAAATGAGAGAGCGTGGCCCACATTCAGAATTTAAGAGTAAAAAAGAAGCTCAAGTTCTTGCTACTTGCATCACCATGGAATGGCAGAAATTTAAAGTTGTTGGTGGGGGCGCTACTGATGTCAGCATGAGCTTGTTACCAAATGGGTTCTCAGTATTTACCCCAAATCAAACAGAAGTCGCAGATGTACATAATATAGATAATGGTTCTACAGTTAATTTTTTTGTTCAAACAGGATTATTTGACTGGAGAATTAATCAGAGAGTTGATGGCATTAAAAAATGCATCTAACAACTATGTAAAACAAATCGAGGTCGCTTAGGCGGCCTTTTTTATTGGAGATAATATGACTTTATTTGCGCAAGAAGTAATGACACCAATCAAACTAAGCGGTTCATTAGCTAAGATGTTCGGTCGCGACCATCAACGATTAGTTGGTAGCTCTGGCGAAGTTATTAAGGCTTTATGCGTAACTATTCCTGGCTTTGAGCAATACCTGATGACGGCTAAGCAGCGTGGACTCACGTTTGCTGTATTCAAAAATAAGAGAAATGTCGGCAAGGATGAGTTGGAGCTTGCAAGTGGTGGACAAGAAATTCGTATTGTTCCTGTAATTATAGGGAGCAAACGCGGTGGGCTGTTCCAGACCATACTCGGCGTAGCTTTAATCGGTATGGCAACATTTATGAGTGGAGGCTTGGCGGTGGCGTTTGGCGCGGGTGGAGTATGGGGTGGTGCAATGGCAATGATGGGCGCATCCATGGCCCTTGGCGGCGTTATCCAAATGCTATCACCGCAGCAGAGTGGGTTAGCCATGAGGCAATCACCAGACAACAAGCCAAGCTATGCATTCGGCGGCCCGGTTAACTCTACGGCTCAGGGTAACCCGGTGGGCGTACTCTACGGCAAGCGTCGAATTGGCGGGGCGGTTATCTCGGCGGGTATTTATGCTGAAGATCAAATGTAAGAGCGGTTATTTTAATTAACGCCGAAAGGCAGGAGTGAGTTATGACGCAAGAACAACGAATTGAAGCGCTAGAGCAGCAGGTGTCAGACATGCAACAGCAGATCACTAGCATCCAAGAGGCAGTGATCTGCTATCAAGATTTAAACCAGCTTAACTTTAATGAGTTAAGAGCCGCTATTTGTTGTTTGCAGAAAGCCGATCAATAAATATTTTGTACGCAGCCTCCCCGATTTCACTGACTGTCATATTCATTATGTCCATTCCATGAGGGTCAAAACTAACAGCTGTTTGACCAGCCGCAGTTCTAAGATTAACGGTAATGTTTGTGTGGAACGGTGGTTTCAAGTCTTGTAGTTGAGACAGCTCAGTAATACTACTTATTGTATATTTCGACATTTCTATTTCCTTATCCCAGAGTAAATCAGCCATTCCTCCGATAGATAACACCCTAGCCATGCGCGGCTTGGGTGGGCTGACCTTACACAATAGAAGATCAGCCGGTAATCGCCATTGAGTTGATCAATAAACACGCCAATGCCCACACTTTGTGGGCTTTTTTTATGGGTGAAATATGGCACGTAAACCAATTAAAGGCCGCAAAGGTGGGGGCAGCAATGCCACAACGCCAGTTGAGTCACCGGACAGTATTCAATCGACGGCAAGAGCTAAAATACTCATTGCTTTGGGTGAGGGGGAGTTCGCCGGAGGTTTGGATGGAACCAATATCTATCTGGACGGCACACCTATAAAGAACTCTGACGGTACTAGTAATTTCACTGGGGTTACTTGGGAGTATCGTCCCGGCACGCAGGCTCAGGACTACATTCAAGGAATGCCAAATGTCGAGAATGAGATAACGGTTAACACAGAGCTTAAATCAGATACGCCATGGGTGCGCTCCATCACAAATACCCAACTCTCGGCTACACGTGTTCGTCTTGGATGGCCCTCATTACAGCGTCAGGCGGACAATGGTGATGTTGGCGGTTATCGCATTGAGTACGCCGTCGATGTGGCAACGGATGGTGGCGCATATCAAACACTGCTTGATACAGCCATTGATGGGAAAACAACAACTTTATATGAACGCTCGCACAGAATAAACCTACCCAAGGCCACAGCTGGTTGGCAGGTTCGTACAAGGCGAAAAACAGCCAATGCCAACTCTGGCCGCATTGCCGACAAGATGAATGTCGAAGCTATTTCTGAAGTCATCGATGCCAAGTTACGTTACCCAAATACCGCGCTTCTCTATATAGAATTCGACGCAACTCAATTTCAGAATATCCCTATTATCTCATGTGAGCCTAAAGGCCGGATTATCCGCGTACCTACTACATATGATCCAGTAACGCGTACCTACTCTGGTGTGTGGGATGGTTCATTTAAATGGGCTCATACCAACAACCCAGCCTGGGTATTCTACAACATTGTATTAGCAGATCGCTTTGGCCTTGGTCATCGGATTGAGGTCAGCCAGGTAGATAAGTGGGAGCTGTACCGAATTGGTCAATACTGCGATCAGCTTATTCCTGATGGTCGGGGCGGTAGTGGTACTGAGCCTCGTTTTACCTGCGATGTGTATATTCAGTCTCAGGCCGAGGCATTTACTGTATTGCGTGATTTGGCCGCCATTTTTCGGGGCATGACCTATTGGGGAAATAATCAGCTTTGCACCCTGGCAGATATGCCACGAGATGTGGACTATATATTTACCCGTGCCAGTGTGATTGACGGACGATTCACTTACGGTGGTGGTTCCGAGAAAAAGCGCTATACAACCGCAATGGTGAGCTGGAGTGACCCCGCAAATAACTGTCAGGATGCAATCGAGGCAGTGTCAGATAACGACTTGGTTCGTCGCTACGGTGTCAATCAGCTTGATATGACGGCTATCGGCTGTATCCGGCAAACTGAGGCGAATAGGCGTGGACGTTGGGCGCTACTGACAAACAGTAAAGACCGGACTGTTAATTTTAATGTAGGGTTAGACGGGGCCATTCCGTTGCCCGGTCATATCATTGGTGTTGCGGATGATATGCTCTCTGGTCGGAAGATGGGCGGTCGCATTAGCTCAGTATCGGGCCGGAATATCACTCTTGACCGTGTTGCTGATGTGAAAGCAGGTGACCGGCTACTTGTTAACTTACCAAACGGTGTAGCTCAGGGCAGAACGGTGCAAGTGGTCAACGGGAAAGTAATCACTGTCACAACGGCTTACAGTGAAGTGCCAGCAGCGGAAAGCGGTTGGTCTGTTGATGCGGATGATTTAGCTATCCAGCAATATCGGGTTACTGGTATTTCTGACAATGACGACAATACATACAGTATCTCATCTGTTCAGCATGATCCGGACAAATATGAGCGAATTGATACGGGCGCTCGGATTGATGAAAGACCCATCAGCGTAATCCCGCCCGGCGTCCAGCCACCTCCGACAAATGTTGTTATTGATAGCTTCTCAGCACTTTCACAAGGGCTCGCAATAACCACCCTACGTGTTACGTGGGAACCAGCAGCCAGCGCGATAGCATACGAGGCTGAATGGCGACGTGATAACGGAAACTGGATATCAGCACCGCGCACATCTGCTCAGGGATTTCAGGTTGAAGGTATTTATGCTGGACAATATCAGGCTCGCGTTCGTGCTATTAACCCCTCAGAAATATCCAGTATTTGGGCTAATGCTCAGGAAACCACATTAAACGGTAAAGAGGGAAATCCTCCAATGCCAGTTGGATTTACAGCTACAGGCATTCTCTTTGGCATCACTCTCAATTGGGGATACCCTGAAGGAGCCGAAGATGCGTTAAAAACAGAGATTGAATATAGCCTGTCTGCTGACGGCACCGATGCCATGCTGTTGAGTGATGTGCCGCATCCGCAACGGAACTACACTATGCAGGGGTTGAGAGCAGGGCAGGTGTTCTGGTTCCGTGCTCGGATAGTTGATAAATCCGGTAATCAGTCGCCATGGATTGATTGGGTTCGTGGCATGTCCAGCACAGACACAAGCGCTATTCTCGAAGCGATTGGCGACGACTTTATCAATAACACAGTTGCGGGTCAGCAACTGATTAATGATGACTTCATGAATGCAGAGGGCATTCTCGAAACAGCGAAGGCCAATAACGCCAGCATCTGGCAGCAATGGGCTCAACACGGAGAGAATAAAGCCGGTGTTATCCACTTAACGACCACTGTTGCCGATGCTGAAAGAGCATTTGCTGAGTTTGAAACCCTTGTTACAGCAACATTTGAAGACCAGACAGCAGCGATAGACCAAAAAATGACAGCAGTTGTTGATGCCAACGGGGCTAGTGCTACTTATAGTTTAAGGGCCGGACTGAATTATAACGGCCAGTTTGTCAGCGCAGGCATGGTAATTGGTGCAGAGTTTATTAATGGTGTAGCTAAATCCTCAATTGGTTTTACTGCCGATCAATTTATATTGCTCTCCGGTCCAACTGGTAATTTATTTTCGCCTTTTGCAGTGGTAAATGGTCAAGTGTTTATGAATGATGCATTTATTGCAAAGGCATCAATTGGGCGAGGAAAAATAACAGATACCCTTGACTCAGATAATTACGTGCAAGGAATATCCGGTCTAAAACTGGATTTTAAAAATGGTAATGCTGAATTTAACAATGTAAATCTCAGGGGGAATATAACTATGGATAACACGATTAATGGTATTCGCACCATAGTAGATTATCGTGGGCAGAGGACATATCACGCAAATGGTCAGCCAGCGATAATATGCGGGTACTTCTAATGGCTGAACCTATTCTATATATCTCCCCCAGTGATGGGGGGAAAGGCATTAATATGACGTCTGGCACTCGGCTATTAAAGTTTTTGGGATACTATGATACTAACGGTACGGGGAATCCGCCCTCTGCTGTATTGAATGGATATACCGGGGGGGCATTATATCTCGTGCCGTCCGATTTTGGCGGGGTGATACAACCTCTGGGCTCCTCTGCGGTGTGGGCGTGGTGGGTTACTGGGTATTCAATGTCTGGAAATCGCATAACATTCACTACATCAGAGAGCAATAAAGGATGGGTAAGATTTTCAGCATTTGAAATACCACAATCACCCGCAGTTGGTACATACGGACTTTTATTGCAAGATTCAGCAAATTTCATGGCAATAACTGAGTCTAGTGAGCTTGGCTTTTGCACGTGGCGCGGTAATGTAAATATATCTGGCGTTTGGTCGATTCCTGCCGGAATACAAAATAGAGATAATGCAATTGTGTTTGCAAACTGGGATAACCCTAATGTTTCTCTTTATTACGACTCAGCAAATAAAACAATAAACTGCTATCAAATAAATTCAACGGGTAGCACAAGCTCAGGCTCTGTAAACGCCAATATTTGCGTATTCACAACAGGGTTCTTTCCTGAGCCGCCAAGCCCAGGAACTGCCGGGTTGGCGATATTCAACACAAGCGGTCAATGTACGTATTCATCAAGATATGCACCGTTAATTATTGGCGGAAATATGGCGCTAAGCAACCAGCCAAACGTATGGGTTAATACCGGAATTACAAGGCCAATGATACCACTACCGAGCGCCGGGGGGCTGCCAGCCGGTAATATAAATAATGGAAACTATAGGGGCTGGTATAAGTCAGCAATGAGAATGTCTGGTTCAAGTATAACAGCCGGGCAAGGTGCGTATGTTAATAGTTCAAATACACTCGATTATCCATACGGCATTTCTCCCATCTCTATTCCTGTACTTAACGCGGACATTTATTTTTAAAATTAAGGATTAATATATGGCTTGGTACCGGTCAGGCACAGTCACGTCAGAAGCAGCACAAAATATAGTCACAGGAACAGGAACGCAGTGGGCCAATAATGTGATGGGCGTAGCGCCCGGCATGGCTTTATTTATCCCTGATTCTGCTGGAAATACTTTGATTTATGAAATATTAGCAGTAGATAGCAATACTCAAATTCGCATAAATGGCAATATAAAAGAATCCGTGGCCGATTCCTCTTATGCAATTATGACTACTGTATCTAATTCATATTCAGCGCTAGCGCGTGAGACATCAGCACAATTAGCGATGTATCAGCAACTACTGAAAAACTGGCAACAAATAACAACGGGTACCGGCGATGTGAATATTATCGCTCCTGACGGTTCGGTTGTCATAATTCCATCTCTTAATAGTTTAATGCCAAAATCCGGCGGCGCATTCACTGGCCCGGTATCAATGTTTCACGATGCAACGGATCCGTTAGAGCCAGTTACATTTCAACAGTTTAAACAAACTGGAGGGGAATTAGCAACGCAGATGACACAACTTGCATCGCGCACTACGACTTTAGAAGCAGATGCGTTCACTGCTAGTAGGATAGCAAATACGCCATGGATCCCGTTGACACTTCAAAACGGCTGGTTACCACTTCAGGGTTATCACAATGCAATCTATCGAAAAATAAATGGAGTTGTATACATGGAGGGGGTAATTACTGGCGGAACTCACGCTGACGGTACTGTTATCGCAATTCTTCCCGATGGTTATAGACCCGCTTTAGATCAAGTTAGCGTCCAGCCAATTTCAGGTAGCACGCTCGGTGGCATTACAGCGCAATCGAGAATTGCATTGTGGACGGATGGGGCGTTAAGAATTTACGGAATAACTGGGAATGGTGACATCGGAATAAAATCATCTTGGGTTATTTGAAGAGGGCATTATGAAAAAGTTAAATAAACTGGATAGCGACGGGTTCTATATTGAAGATTATATCGATGGATATTTGCCAAAGAATTGGACAGCTGATTTAGTTGGGGATGGCTATTACAAAGCGCAATATCAAAACGCGGATATAGACCCGGATACAGGGGAATGGACTGGTGGCGTGTGGGCAGAAACTAGCGGGCCTTCAACTATAGATATTTCAGCTCAAAAAGCGGAATTTGTTACTCAAGCGAAACTCAAAAAATCAAAGCTGATAAGTGATGCAAGCGATAGAATAGAGATTCTAAAAGACAGAATTGAGTTGGGGCAAGATAGAGCAGCAGAGCTGAAATTATGGAAGTCATATCGTATAGCGCTTGATGATATTGATGTAAGTGCGGCACCGGATATCGAGTGGCCACTAAAGCCTGAGTGATTTGGAATATTTGGCAGGGGCGCCGAGGTGGTACGGATTTAGGTTTTGCTGTCGTGCATTGCGGTGAATCGGGACTGGATAGATCCGGGCAGGAGAAGGACATCATGAAGTTTGATGACAGCCTGGATGATTTCAGGTTGAAGGGGGAGTGAAAAGTTGGCGGGGCATATACGGGGCAAAAAATT